TGGGAAAAACTTTGCCACGTGCTCGGCCACGGCAATACCATTACCTGTGTTATCAATACCGATAAACATGACGTTATAGCGCCCACAAACTTTTTTGATATACAGCGCTTGCTCTTGAGCACTTAGGCCTTTGAACTGTTTCACCTCTAAGATTCGATAGGGTTCAAGCGGAGTACGTGGTGGAGCAATAACGGCTAGCGCTGCATTGTCCCCTGTAAAAGATGGGTCATAGCCTAACCAAACCTCTCCTTGATAATGTGGAGTCTCATTCGGCTTAAAGTCTTTCCACACTTGCCATGAATCCACCATATTTGGCGTGATGATTTTGAGAGGAAAATATGAGCCTGAATCGTCAATAAACTCACAATCATATAGGTTTGAAAACTCATCATCACCATATTGATTAAGTAGCTTTTGACGATCAAATAAATCACAGCCTTTGTCTTCAGCATCCGACAACGTCACAATTTGGCGGGTCTTTCCGTCCGCACATTTCACTGGCATTTTGAGTGCAGCTTTACTGACATCAATTTCAATAGGCAGCTTTCTACCGCTATCCGTACCTGTCCAGAATTTATAGGCTTCATGCAAAATACTGGATGGCGTGGACATATAAATTTCTTTATACATTTTCTGTGATGCCATCGCGCTGGCCACTTTTTTGAACTGTAAAAATTTACGAATCCAAAAAAATTCATCCATGATTACATCGCCATGACGGCCTTGCGCAGTCAGTGCATTGGTTCCCAAATAGTAAACCGTCGCTTGCTTAACTGGACCGTTAATCACAATTGGATCACCAGTCAATTCAATCCCACAAACTTCAAGTACAAAGGCTTTGATGTATTCAATGAACTGGTAGGCCTGCGCCTTAGATGCCGACATGAAAATTTTATTCTTGCCAGTTTTGAGCAAGTCAATTAAAGCCCAAAGCGCAATAATATGGGTCGCACCAATCTGACGCGATTTAAGCAAGATGAAGATGTCACTTTCCTCAATCGCCTGCATCCACTCTTGTTGGTAAAGAAATAAGAAATCCTCAAAGGCTTGCTCGAGCAGCTTGAGATCATCATCGGTGAGCTGATTTTTAAGTTTTCGTTTTTTGGGTTTATCGTTACGGTTTTCTAGTTTTGGATTGAGATCGGCTTGATTACCGCCCTCACGATAGCGCTCTATTCTCGCCCAACGTTCAAACTGACTACCAATAAAATCCATTTCTTTGTAATTCGCATTGCTCTTACCATCCATGAAAGTCAAAGCCATATAGCGAACTTTTAGGCCTAAAGTCACATCATCAAATAAGTCCGCCTTTTCCCAACCGTCGCGCTGTTTCCAACTTTCAACGGTCGAGCGATTCTCATCAAGGTGCTTTGAAATTTCAGATACAGACATCCCCATAGCAAACAGGATTCGTCCATGTTGCCGAGGATTTAATTGATCAAAAGTAATGGGTGAGGTCGTATTCATGTGCCTAATGTAGCCTTTCGACCACAAAAGCTATGAATCAAAAAATCCTGATTAAGGCTTATTCAGGATTGGACTAATTGCGAGCAAGTTTATTAGTCAGCAGACTGCATCTATCAGAAACATAGATGGAAATTTATATGGGACTTGCAGGTGAAGGACGTGTAGAAAAACGCTTTCGTGTCGCTCTTGAAGGTCAAACAGTCGATGGACGAGAACTCACTGGACAAGAAATTCAGGAAATGGGTGAAAGCTACAGTCTGGAAAAATATGGTGCACGAATCAACCTTGAGCATTATTCAGGATGGTCACCCGAACCACCCTTTAATGCCTATGGCGACGTCATCAAAGTTGAAGCCGTACTAGAGAATGGCAAATGGTGTCTCTATAACACGATTTCAGCCCTGCCGAGTTTTGTGGCCATGAATAAAAAAGGTCAGAAAATTTATCCATCGATTGAGTTCTATCGCAACTTTGCGGGGACTGGCAAGGCCTATCAATCGGGTCTTGGTTTAACAGATACCCCTGCTTCGCTTGGTACTGAACCCATTAAATTTTCAGCTAATCAATTTGCCTTATGCACTCAACCCAACGCGGAGATTTTTATGTCCATGACAGCTTCAACTGATCAAGACAATTCAGTTCCAAATGATCCGAAAGGCCTACTCGAAAATATCAAAAATTTGCTTTCATTGGGTCAACCAAAACCCTCGGCTCAGCCTGATGAATTTCAAGCGGTAATGACTCAAGGTGTAGTGGCTGCTTTAAACGGTATTAAAGACCTGAATGAAAAGTTCAGCAAATTAACGGCTCCACCTGCTGCACCCGTTCAACAATCCACCATGCCAACTGCTCCAGTTGAACAATCTGTGCTTGGTGCAAATACCGTACAAGACCAACTCACCCAAGCATTAGGACCGATTCTTCAGTCGATTCAAGGTATGCAAACGCAGATTACTCAGCTCTCAACCACTGCTGTGAATCTACCTCCCGCTGCAAGCGGTGGTGATACCGACCAAGTTTCATACTAATTCAATCATTTAGGAAATAATCAATTATGGCAGTCGTTCTCAGTCCAGTTGCACGGACAAAACTTACCTCTTATATCGCAGACATTGCACGTGCCAATAATGTTGAAGATGCACGTCATACCTTTGCGGTTCAGCCCGTTCCTGAACAAAAAATTATTGCGGCATATCAAGAAGCAGCGGACTTCTTAAAACAAATTAACGTATTCCCTGTTGATAATGCCAAAGGCGAAAAAATCGGTCTGCAAATTGGGATACGCATTGCAGGTACCACGGATACGCGAGTCAAACCGCGCAATCCAGTTCCAGTTGGAAATCTAGATTTACTGGATGAGTATGACTGTACCCAAACTAACTATGACGTGGCTTATTACTGGTCATTGTTAAATGCGTGGAAACATCATCCGAATTTCAAATCAATGCTTCAATCGATGGTCATCGTTGCCATTGCACTCGACAAATTATGTATTGGTTTTAATGGTCTTTACCGAGCTGCGTCATCTGACCGCGTAGCTAATCCAATGTTGCAAGACGTGAAAAAAGGTTGGCTACAAAAAATTCGTGACCTTGCCCCTGAGCAACATTATGAAGGCAAGGACGATGGTACGGGCAAATTGGTCACTGCGATCGGTGCAACGCATGAGTTCAAAACTGTCGATGGCTTAGTGGAGTTTGCCGTTGAAGAATATATTGCTGAACAACACCGTGAAAGTGGTCTGATTGCCATTTGTGGCCGTGGCATCTTGAGTGACAAATATCTGCCTTTGTTAAATACCATTCAAGATCCAACCGAGCAACTGGCAGCGCGAACCATCTATGCCAATAAACAGCTTGGCACTTTACCTGCAATGCATGTGCCTAGTTTCCCTGCGAAAACAATCCTCATCACGACACCGAAAAACCTTTCAATCTACCTGCAATCAGGCACTTTGAATCGTTCTATCGTCGAGCAACCTGAATGGGATCGCGCGGTTGACTTCCAATCTGTGAATGAAGACTTTGTGGTCGAAGACTACAGCAAATGCGTCCTCATCGAAAACATTGAGGTAACAGCCTAATGTCAAATTCAATGCGTCAAGATCGTGAAAAAAAATTAGCTGAAAAGCGTTTAAAAATGGCGCTCAGTGCTGATCCTCGTTTGTTAAAAAAACGAATGATCATGGGCTATGATCCTGGTTCACCTGAAGGCGACCAATCAGTAAATGTAACATTACCTGAATCACCTACTGCAAATATTGATCTTCGCTTATTCAATCATTTGAATCAGTTGAAAGACAATAAATCGGTGCAAGACAAAATCGAGCTGAAAAAGCAATGGTTACCTGAATATTATGGCTATATCGAGGGCTGCCTCGCTATTTCACCTTCGGCTCAAAACACCTCACTGGTGACCTTAATGATTTGGGCAGTCGATGCGGGGCAATATGAATTAGCCGTCCGTATTGCTGAGTATGCTTTGCTAAATGACATGGTGATGCCCGAAGGTCATAGCCGTGGAATTGCAGAATTTGTTACTGAGCAATGTGCCAATGATTTTAATGACGATATTGACCTCGCCATTGAAAATGCGGAAGTGATTCAGCGAATCATTGATCTTGGCGTCGGAGAACAGATGGTCGATCAAGTTCGCGCCAAAATTTTCCGTTCATTAGGTGATGCTCTTAACGAAGCTCAACCTGTGGAAGCCCTAAATGCTTATAAAAATGCGTTGCGACTCAACAGTAAAGTCGGCTGTAAAAAAGAAGTTACAGCACTGGAAAAACTGTTGAACAAGCAATTAACCGAGTCGTCTCCCGACGCCACTGTCGGCTCGCAGGCAGATTCAACGACTGTTTCGGCAGCTGCTGAGTCTGATCCTGCGTCCACCGACTCTACGCCTACGGAGTAAAGATCATGCTGCTAAATGAATCCGTTTCTGAACAGGTGGTGCAAAACCCTGAAGCTGACCGTCCAAACGTCAGTATCACAGACTTGCTCGGAACGGTTCGTTTAGACAAGTCCAAAGGTCAGGATCTGCTTGCTGAAAAAATCACACTGGCAATGGACATGATCAATGATCAAGTCCTGTTGCTAAAAATTGAGACTGAAGCGCAGATCCGCAAATACAAACGTGCTGTTTGCTATGAAGCAGCAGCACTGATTTGTGAAGACAATTTGGATTTTGATACCACCACGACAGGTCAATCGCGCGGTGAAAACCAACAAGCAAAAACGCAGTCATTACGTCGAGTGGTCAACCACACGATCGCTGACTTAACCAACCAAAAACGCAATCGGATCAAACTGGTATGAATACAGTTTATGCCATCCAAGGGGACACGCTTGATTCAATTGCTACCCGTTATTTTCCGAATAACCCGGTTCAGGTTTTAGCAGACTTGATTGAATTAAATCCAACACTTGAAAGCGTCATTTTGATTGAGCACCAAGCTGTGGTTTTACCTGAAGCGATAACAACATCTACCACCCAAACACAATGACGCTTTCAA